TCCCGCCAGAATGGGACGCCTGCGCGCCTACGGCAATGCCATCGTCCCGCAAGTCGCGGCCGAAGTGATCGGCGCCTACATGGAGATCGCAGCATGACGAACCCTGAAACCCCCTCCCCCAAGAACAGGGCGCTGGTGGGGCAGTGCCCCGAAACTAGCGAGGGCGGCCAATGACCAGCTCCATCGCAGCGATCCACGTCGCCAAGAAACAGCTCGGTCTCGACGACGATACTTATCGTGCGAAGCTTGTCCTGATTACCGGAAAAGCCTCGACCAAGGAAATGACCGAGGGTGAGCGGCAGGAGGTACTAACCGAACTCCGCCGCGACGGCTTCCAGCCGAAATCCACCGCTCGACGTCCGGACGGCCGGCAGAAACTGACCGGCAAGTTTGCCGGGAAACTGCAGGCTCTCTGGATCGGCGCGTACAATCTCGGGATCGTTCCCGATCGCGATGACGCCGCGCTGATCGGTTTCGTCCGGCGACAGACGCACATCGATCAGGTGCGCTGGCTACATCACGGCGAGGATGCAAACAAGGTAATCGAGGCGCTGAAAGCCAGGATGGCTCGGGACGGCGGGGTTAACTGGGCGCCCGATACGACCAGCGTGCCATGGCGAAGCAGCCACGGTTACAGGATCGCCATCGCCCAGTGGCGGATCATCAATCCGCTGGCCCCTGGTGATTTCTGGCCCGTTGTCACCGATCTCCTGCGCCAGGGCGGAGCCTACCGCGACGTGACGCAAGCCGAGTGGATCAAGGTCATGAATTATTTCGGCGAGCGTATCCGCCGGGAGAAGGCTGGAGCTTGAGGGCGTGGCTATGCGATCAGTTTCTCTTCTTCCACCGAAGCATATTGGCAAAAAGCTTGCCTTCGGGACCGTAGGCGAGAACACCCATTGCGCAGACCTGCTCTGGTGTAGCCGCGTTCATTTCGGCCATCAGCGGCACCATCTTCTCATAGAGGAAGCCCGCAAATCTTCCGGTCGTCTGCAAGTCATCGGCTTCGATGCCGTTCAGCTCCATGATGATCCCGTAGCTAATATTGTTGAGCTCAAGATAATCGCAGTACTGGGTGACTACTGCGGCTCCCGCCATGATTTCCAGAGCCGTTTTCTGATCCGGCGTCTGCGCCGCCGCCTGACTGGCAGAAACGCTTATCAGCAAAAAGCCCAATACCGATCGCAACATTCTTCACTCCCCTTGGTTGATCCTCCGCAGCGTATTGCCCGTTCTTCGCGCTTGCAATCCTGCCCGGTTGCAATTGCGCCTCTCCGCCTTCATGGCCGGTGCCCCGTCAAAACGATAGAAGTCCCGCGGTCTCCTGAAGAGAGGGCCGCAGCATGACCAACCTGCACGTCTCCGATCATGCTGTCTTGCGTTACCTGGAACGGGCACATGGTCTCGACATCGAGGCCGTGCGCCGGCACATCGCTTATCATTGCCTGACGGGAGACGAATTGCGCGGGCTTGCCAGCCTGGTGAATGCAATTGTCGAGGGCGATACCGTCGTGACGGTGCTGTTACCCAGCATGCGGCCTAAGAAGCGTGCCAGGAGGCGCCGGTCATGACGGACGCTCCGCTGCCGCTCCTCAACTGGCAACGCCTTGTCGAGATCGATCGTCTCGCCAAGCGGCGCGAGGAGCTGTGTCAGCGGATTGCGAAGCTGAAGCCGCATGCCCATCAGCGTGTCGCGCTCGAGGAGCGGATCCGGCAGGTGACGCTGCAACAGATGCAGCTGGAAAACCAGCTTCAGGGGCGGCGCCAATGACCCAGCTACCGGCATTGCTTGTCGAGATTGCGGATGTCATAGGGCTTCCGGCCGCGCTCAAGCTTGCCGAGGCGAAGGGCGGGCAGCAGGTTTTCATACCCAACCAGGTGGAGCCGGACCACTGGCTGGCCCAGCTCCTCGGCCTCAACGATGCGCAGCAGCTCGCCAGCTACTTTACCCATGAGACAGGCGCCAAGGGCATCGTTGTTCCGAAGGCCGAGGCATTGCGTTACGGCCGGCGCATGGAGTTGGTCAAGAAATTGCTTGCCGAAGGCCGATCGGCCAACGATATTGCCGCGAGGGCCAATCTGACCCGCCGCGATGTTTTTCGCAAAAAGCAGCAGCTGCGCGAGCGGCAGCAGCTTCCCCAGCTGGATCTTTTCGCTGACAAGAAGATCGATCAGGGGTGACGCCCGTCACCTCCTAAGACGGATGCTAAGCATCCGATAGTGCCCCGCAGCAGCTTCTCAAGGCGGCTTCAAGGGGCTTTCAAATGGATTTCGACAAATGGGTAATTGAGCGCCTGCGCGTGCACGGTGCCTACGGCGGCGTCGTGGACAACGTGCCGGGCCGGGCCATGATCGCTGGCCTTCTGCGATTTCAGCGTTCCGTCGGCCTGGAAGAAACTGGCCTTGCCAATAAGGCCACGGTCGATGCCCTGCGGGCGCAGCCGTCGAATGGCAAGGTGCTTGCCATGGCGCCGCTCGTTCCGGCCGAGCCGGTATGGATGCGCGACGCTCGTCGTTTCATGGGGCTGAAGGAGGTCGCGGGCGCGAAGTCCAATCCGACCATCATCTCCTGGGCGAAGCGCCTCGGCGGCTGGGTCGCCAGCTATTTCACGAACGATGACATTCCCTGGTGCGGTCTTTTCGTCGCCAACATCATGGCCACCACACTTCCGCGGGAGCTGCTGCCGAAAAACCCCCTCGGCGCCCTGGAGTGGAGCAAGTTCGGCATCCCACTTCCGGAGCCAATACTCGGCGCCATCATGACCTTCACGCGCACAGGCGGCGGTCACGTCGGTCTGTATGTCGGTGAGGACGCCACGCACTACCATATTCTCGGCGGCAACCAGAGCAATTCCGTTTCCATCACCCGGATCGACAAGGCGCGGCTCCATTCGATCCGCTGGCCATCGACGGGCGGTTTTCCCTCGGGCGGCCGGGTGCGGTTGACGTCGGCCGGCGTGCCGGTCTCGAAAAACGAGGCCTGACCATGCGGCTCGTGATCGCTCTCCTCACTGTCCTGTTTTTTGCGATGCTGTCGCTGCTGATCTGGTCGTCGGCATCGCGCGCGCATGATGCGCCGCTCGGCTGGTCGTATCCCTACGAGTGCTGCTCCGGCATCGATTGCCGCGAGATCACCGAGGGAAGCGTCACTGAAGGACCGGCTGGCTATGTGCTCTCCGCTAGCGGCGAGACGGTGCCGTACACCGATCGGCGCGTGCGACAGTCGCCGGACGGCCGCTTCCATTGGTGCACGATCGGCGGCAGCGACACCGGCCGCACGCTGTGCCTGTTCGTGCCGCCCCGGGGTTTCTGACGATGCAGAAGCCCGGCTACAATCTCACCCGGCAGGCCTTTTGGCTTTCCTTCGTGCTCGCCTGGATCGTCATCGGCGCACTTGTCGTCGGCGGTCTGCGCGGCTCCCGCGAAGCCGTCGACCTGGCCGGCCTCACCATCCCGAGCATGATCGCCCTTATCGCCGCTTTGCTCGGCATCCATCGCGCCTTCGGATCTCTCGACTATCGCGCCGCGGCCACGAACATGCCGCGGGACCAGCCGGCCGAGGAGGGCGAATTACGATGATGGCATACCTTTCAAAGGCTGCAATGCCATTCGTCATCGCCAGCGCCATGCTGCTCGCCGCCGCGGGCTTGCATTATGCGGCGCTGGCAACCGCCCGGGGGATGGTCGATGACGTGCGGACGCTGACGATCGCCGAGCGTGACGCGCACTGGTCCGGCGAGATCGAGCGCAGCAATGCGACTGCCAATCGTCAGGTGGCCGACCAGGCCAGGGCGACACTACAGATCCAGGCCGCGGCCGCCGACAAGGTGCGCCAGGCCGAACTGGCACTATCCGAAATGGAGAAAGCGAATGCGGCTCTGCCAAATGGCGACGCTTGCGGCCTTGACCGTGATCGCGTCCGCCTGCTCGCACGATAAGCCCGAGACGGTTGTGCGCACGGTCACCATCCGATCGGAGATCCCGCCGGAGGCGCGTAAGGCCTGCGACAGGCCCGTCGTGCTGCCCGATCGCAATCTGACCAGCCAGGAAACCGCCGGAAACTGGAACAAGGATCGTACGGCGCTGGTTGCCTGCGAAACGAGACGCGCTGCCGCAGTGGCGGCCGTCGATGCGACGCCGACAGGAGACTAGTGTGGAAATGCTTGCAATCATCCCTTGGGTTTCGGGGGCAATCTCGATCATCACTCTACTGACGCTGGTCAAGAACATGCTGTCGAGCGGCGAAAAGGCCTTGGCCGAGCGTGTCTCAAAGTCCGAGCAGGAAGCGAATGCGCGCCTTGCGAAGGTCGAGCAGAAGGCGATCGAGTATGATCGACGTATCCAGGCGATCGAGAGCGACATGAAGCATCTCCCCGATCGCGACGCCGTCCACCAGCTCCAGGTGACCATGGAGAGGATCGGCGGGCGGCTCGACACGATGGACGAACGGCTGAAGCCGATCGCCGCCACCAATCATCGTCTACAGGAATTCTTGCTGGAGCAGGCCCAGAAATGAGCATGGAAAAGATCATGCAGGAAGAGGCGCGGCTGACCATCCTGAAAGAGCTTCAGGCCCAGCCGAACAAGGCAATCACGTCGGAGGCAATGCGGCGCTTCCTGCTCGATTTCCTGATGATTGAGAAGTCGCGCGAGTGGGTCGAAGAACAGTTTGTGTTCCTCCGCGAGATGCGCGCCGTCGATATCGTCGCGGCCGGGACCGTGAAGATTGCGCGGCTGACGGAACGTGGCGAGCACCACCTGGCAGGCAAGGTCACTCTCGCCGGCGTCCTGCCGCCGAGCGCCCGCGGAGGCGCATAAAATGTCCGATGCTCGGCGGACACGTGGCCGTCTCGATAGCCTGGAACTGCTGCCCGATGAGGCCCAGGACGATGTCCGCTGGGCGGTCGGCCAGCTGAACGAACGCCGCCGATCGGCGGCAGACATCCTTTTCGAGTTGAACGACAGACTCGAAGTCAAAGGCATCGATCCCGTATCGAAATCGGCGTTCTATCGCCGCTCGGCCCGTCTCGCCAAACGCTCGATGCAGCTTGAAGAGCGCCGCTTTATCTATGCCGGCATCGCGGAAAAACTGACGCCAGAGGAAATCGCGAAGTCGGATATCGTTCTCGGCGAGTTTCTCAAGGTGCTTATCGACGAGCTGCTCGACAGTGATGGCATCGAGCCGAAGGGCGCCATGGAACTGGCGCGTGCCTACAAGGACACGATTGTCGCTCAGCGGCACTCTGCAGAGCATCGTCGCAAAGCCGAGGATGAGGCCCGCGGCAAGCTCCAGGAGGTGGCTAAGGAGGTGGGCGCGGTTGCCCGCAAGGCTGGCGTCACGCAGGAGACGCTGGACGAGATCAACCGCCGCCTTGGGGTCATCTGATGGGCGGCGCCCTCATAGTCCCGGCAAACCGCGATGCTATATTCTTGCCCTACCAGGGCAAATGGATCACCGATAATTCCCGCCTGAAGCTGATGGAGAAGGGGCGCCAGATCGGTCTGTCCTGGTCGACCGCCTACGCGACGGTATCCCGCACGGCATTGGCAACAGCGCGGCACGATCAATGGGTGTCGTCGCGCGACGACATTCAGGCACGGCTCTTCCTGGAAGACTGTAAGCTCTGGTCAGGCAATCTCGATCTTGCTGCTCGCGATATGGGTGAGATCGCCCTCGACGAGGACGGCAAGCAAACCGCCTACACGTTGCGCTTTGCCAATGGCAAACGCATCAATTCGATGAGTTCCAACCCGGACGCTCAGGCCGGTAAGCGTGGCGGCCGTGTGCTCGACGAGTTCGCGCTGCATCCGGATCCGCGCAAGCTTTGGTCGATCGCCTATCCCGGTATCACCTGGGGCGGCGCGATGGAGGTCATTTCCACGCACCGCGGCAGCCACAATTTCTTCAACGGTCTGATCAGAGAGGCCCGAGAGAAGGGCAACCCGAAGAAAATCAGCCTGCATCGCGTCACCCTTGAAGACGCTTTGAACGACGGGTTCCTGTTCAAGTTGCAGCAATCGCTCCCCGACGACGACGAGCGCCAGGAGATGACGGAAGCCCAGTATTTCGACTGGGTCAAGGCCGGCGCGGCCGACGAAGAAAGCTTCCTTCAGGAGTACATGTGCCAGCCGGCCGACGACGATGCGGCTTTCCTGGAATATGACCTGATCGCCAGCGCCGAGTATCCCGCAACAGCGAATTGGAAAGATGTCGAGCGCGGGCAGCTCTATGCCGGCATCGACATCGGCCGCAAGAAAGACCTGACCGTTCTCTGGATCGTCGAACAGCTGGGAGACGTGTTCTACACCAGGCACGTCGAGGCAATGCAGAACATGCGGAAGTCCGACCAGGAGAAAATCATCTGGCCGTGGCTTCAGCGGTGCAGCCGCAGCTGTTTCGACGCGACGGGCTTGGGGATCGGCTGGGCGGACGATGCTCAGGACAAATTCGGCCAGTACGCTGTCGAGGCAGTGACCTTCACGCCAAAGGTGAAAGAGGAGCTGGCATATCCGGTGCGATCGAGCATGGAAGATCGCCGGGTCCGCATACCCTACGACAAGCATATCCGCGCCGATCTGCGATCTGTCACGAAACAGGTGACGGCTGCCGGCAACATCCGTTTCACGGCCGAGCGCACGCCGGATGGGCACGCCGACCACTTCTGGGCTCTAGCCCTTGCGATCCACGCCGCCGGCGCGCCCACGGAATACGGCTATCAGTCCGTTCGCGATCTGCAGGGCAAGGGCGACGATGACGACGACGATTTCGAATATGGGAGGCGGCATTGGTAGGCACGCGGACATCATCCATTCTTGGTCCGGACGGCCGGCCGGTCGTCTTCTCGACGCTTTCCAAGGAGATTGCCACGCCGACGATCGCCGGCGTGCGGCGGACACACGAAGATCGTGTGGCTTCCGGCCTGACCCCGGAGATGCTCGGGACCATCCTTCGGGATGCGGCCGAGGGCAACGGCCGGTCTTATCTGACACTCGCGGAAGAAATGGAGGAGCGTTATCTGCACTATGGCTCGCAGCTGCAGACGCGGCGCCTGGCGATCGAGAGCGTGCCGGCGACGCTGGAAGCTGAAGGCATCGACGACAAAATCATTGCGGCCGTCGAGGAGCTGCTGGAAGACGACGGTTGCGGTGAAGCGCTTGGCAGCCTGTCTGATGGCATTGGCAAGTCCTACGCCACAGTCGAGATGATGTGGGAGTACGAGCGCAAATACCTTCGGCCGGTGCAGTACATTGTCCGCGATCAGCGCTTTTTCCAATTCGATCGCCTCACACTCCAGCAGCTGCGCCTGGCCGTCGACGGCTCGATCGAGGGCGAGGAGTTGCCACAGGCAAAGTTCCTTCGGCACCTGCCTCGCACGAAGCTCGGCATCCCGATCCGGCGCGGCGTGGCCCGGCCGGCTGCGTGGGCTTACCTTATCCAGCAGTTCACGCTGCAAGACTGGGCGGCTTTTTCCGAGGTCTACGGCATGCCGCTGCGCGTCGGCAAATACAATGCCGGCGCCAGCTCGGCCGACAAGCGCACCCTCCTGAAGGCCGTCGCCTCGATCGCCAACGATGCCGCCGCCATCATCCCCGCCGGCATGGAGATCGAGTTTCACGAGGTGAATGGCGCCAATGGTGCTGCAGTCTTCGGCGGGCTTTTGGAGTATGTCGACAAGCAGATCAGCAAGATCGTCGTCGGCCAGACCATGACATCGGATGATGGATCGAGCCTTGGCCAGGCGAAGATCCACAACGAGGTGCGCCTCGACATCCTGCGCGCGGACTGCAAACAGCTCGCTATCACAATGAACCGCGATCTGATCAAACCGTTCGTGGATTTCAATTTTGGGCCGCAGGACAGGTATCCGCGTCTGCAGCTGCTCGTGCCGGATCCGGAAGACATCGAGGCGCTTTCGAATGCGTTGTCGCGCCTGGTCCCACTCGGCCTCAAGGTCAAGCAGAGCGAGATCCGCGAAAAGATTGGCCTGTCCGATCCTGAAGGCGAGGATGAGCTGTTGGCGCAACCAGCACCGCCGCCGCCTGTCGAGATCGGCGCTGGAAAGGTTTCTCCTCCGACAGATGTGAAGACGCCGTCGCCGGCGAATGACGACGCGAACCCGGCTGACCCGCAGAAGGCCAAGACAACTGCGCTCGCGGCGATCGTCATGGATCACAAGCGCGCCTGCCGCTGTGGCGCTTGCATCGCGCTGCTTGCGGCTGAGGCATCACAGCCTGACGCGCTCGACCAGGTCGATGAGATCTTCGCGACGGCAATGGATGATTGGCAGGCCCTGGCCGCACCGATCGTCGATCCGCTCTTTGCCATCATCGACAAAGCCCAGAGCTTCGATGAGGCTTTGGCCATGCTCGATGCGGCCGGGCCGGACGCGACGAAGATGGCCGAGAAGCTTGCTCGGCTGACGGCGATCGCGCGAGGCATCGGCGATATTGCGGACTGATAGATGACGATCCGGCAGCAGTTTCCCCAGGTTCCTGAAGTCAGCGAGTATTTCGATCGCAAGGCCCTGAAGCCCGGCTTTTCATGGCTCGACGTCTGGGCCGAGGAGCATGCGTATTCCTTCACCGTTGCGAAGGCGACGGAAGTGGAATTGCTGACTGCCTTCCGCAATTCGATCTCGACGGCGATCGCCACCGGCCAGGGCTTTGAAAACTGGAAGAAGGAAATTGCCAAAGACCTGGTCAAGCTCGGCTGGGACAAGCCACGCATGGTCAAGGATCCGACCGGCGAGCAGCCCGACCGTATGGTGAATTTCGGCAGCGATCGGCGGCTGAAACTGATCTTCTGGAGCAACGCCAATTCCGCCCGATCGGCGGGCCAATGGGAGCGAGCGCAGCGGACCAAGAAGGCGCTGCCATATATATTGTATGTGCGCACCACGTCTGGCGATCCGCGGCCGGAGCATCTGGCCTGGGTCGGGCTGATCCTGCCGGTCGATCATCCATTCTGGCGCAGCCACTGGCCACCGAACGGCTGGCAGTGCAAATGCCAGATCCGCCAGATCTCGGCGCGTGAGGCCGAGCGCCTGATGGGAACCGAGCGCGTCATCGGCAAGACGGCCGATGGTAAGGACATCACCATCCGCTACAGCGACCAGGTGCCGGATCTTGGTCCCGACATCCAGCACCGCAACCGTCGCACCGGCGAAGTGACCATGGTGCCGCCCGGACTGGATCCGGGCTGGCACACCAACCCAGGCCTGGCGCGGGCATCGACCCTGGTGGAAAACCTCGAAGCCAGGCTCGCCGGTGCAGCGCCGGCGGATGCGACGGCCGCCGTGAAATCGCTCTGGGCCGATCCCTATGCCAAGTTGGCGCCGCGTCTGCTCGATGACGTGCAGCTGCCGGCCGGCGTCAACGCCCAGCTCGCCGCAGAGACAGGAGCGCGATCGTCCGTCGTGTCGGTTAGCAGCAAGCTGATCGCCGACCAGCTCGCGAGCGGCGCGGTATCGGCCGACGACATCGCCAACCTTCCGGACCTCATCGCTGATGGCACTATGGCCAAGCCACAGAAATCCGGTGCACGTTCCATCGTCCGCAAGATCGGCCGGGCCGTCATGCGGTCGCTCCTCAACCTGGTAGATGGCAAACTGCGCGTCACGTCTTTGAGCAAAAAATAGACGGCCTCAGGACGGCGCAGAAGGGGTGTCATGCCCGCTGATCCCCGCCAGCCTCATGAAGCGCGCCCACGGCCTTCAAAGAGCCTTCAAAATCGATGCTGATCCTGTAGAGTGGACGGCAAGAGCGCTTCCTTCGGGTGGTGAAAGGGAAGTCGCCGGGGTGACGCGCGTCACCCCCTGAATTGAACGCGCCGTCTGGCAGATATTGCCGCATGACGAAGCGCCCCGCAACCCACAGCAAAACGCCATCTGCAAACGCTCTCGATGACATCGAAGCGATCACCGGCTTGACCGTGCTCGATGCGTTTGTCGCCGATCCGGGTGCTGTCGCGGCCAAGCGCGGCCCCGAGTGGATCAAGGTGGCGCCCCGTGGTGCCTTCACCGCTCGGGACGGCCGGAAGTTCGATGTCGATCCCGAACTGCTGACGACCCGCTTTGAGGCTGACGACGTCGATCTTCCTATCGACATCGATCATTCCACGGTAAAGCGCACGTTGTTCGGCGAGACCGCACCCGCGGTTGGCTGGATCTCGAAACTGGAAGCCCGTGCGGACGGTCTCTATGGCCGTGTCGAGTGGCTCGACGAAGGGCTTCGCGTCCTCGCGGCCCGCACGCATCGCTACATTTCCCCGGTCCTGCGGCACGACGAAAAGGGCAAGGTCTATTGGCTGCACTCTGCGGCACTGGTCGCTGCGCCGGCCGCATCCATGCCGGCCGTTGCCTCGGCCGATCTCACCACTGAAACGGAGACACCCATGCTCAAGGCTATCGCCGCCGCTCTCGGCCTTTCCGAGGATGCCAACGATGCTTCCTGCCTCGCCGCCATTGCCGGCCTGAAAGGCCGCATCGATCCTGCCGTGCACCAGGCGGCTCTGACGAACGTCGCGACGCTGACAACAGAGCTGGAGACCTTCAAGGCCGCCGGCCGCAAGGAAAAGGTCGATGCACTGCTCGAAAGCGCGCTGACGGCCAAGAAAATCACGCCGGCGCAGCGCACGGCCTATGAAGCCCTCTGCGCGACCGACGACGGTTTCGGTCAGGTCAAGACGCTGATCGAGACACTCGGCACTGGCCTCGGCCCCTCCGGCCTCGACGACAAGTCGGCGCCCGGGAAGGTTTCCGCCCTCTCGGCCGAGGACCGGGCCATCATCAAGGAAATGGGCCTCACCGAAGAGGAATTCCGCAAGGCGAACGGCCTCGAAGCCGCCTGACGCCGCTTTTGAAAGGGTTTTGAAATGACGGCATTGTCTGCGGCACGCCAGCCGATCGAGGTCGAGGGCAAGTTTGGCCTCGCCCCGGTCAAGGGCTCCACCACCATCTTGCAAGGCGCCCTGGTGGTTTCCGAAAGCTCGCTCGCCGTTCCGGGTAAGACCGGCGCCAGCCTCACGACGCTCGGCATCGCCGAGGACACCATCAAGAACACCGGGGCCGACGGCGCGGTGAAGGTGAAGTTTCGCCGCGGCGTCTTCGACTTCGCCAACTCGACGAGCACCGACGAGATCACCGCCGGCGATGTCAACAAGGATTGTTACGTCGTCGATGACCAGACCGTTGCCAAGACGTCGAACAGCAGCGCCCGTTCCGTCGCCGGCAAGATCATGAACGTCGAGAACGGCCGCGTCTTCGTGCGCGTCGGTTACTGACGTCCACTTTTCCACTTGAGGGGCAATTTTTATGTCTAAGGTCATCACGCCTGATCTGCTCGCCGCCGCGCAGCGCGGTTTCAAGACGAGCTTCCAGAAAGGCTTTTCCGGTGTCGCGGCGCTCTACACGTCACTGGCAACGGTCATCACCTCCACTGCATCCGAGGAAACTTACGGCTGGCTCGGCGACATGCCGAAGATGCGCGAATGGATTGGCGATCGCCACGTCAAAAGCCTTGCAGCCAAGGGCTATTCGATCAAGAACCGCAAGTTCGAGGGCACGATTGGCGTCCCTCGCGACGACATCGAGGATGACAAGCTCGGTCTCTATGCTCCGCGTTTCGAAATGCTCGGCAACTCGGCCGCACAGCATCCCGACGAAATTCTGTTCGAGCTGATTAACGCCGCGACGACGACGAATTGCTACGACGGCCAGTTCTTCTTCGATACGGATCATCCGGTCGGCAAGGATGGCGTGACCACTTCCGTCTCCAATTACGGTGGCGGCTCTGGCGAGATGTGGATCCTCGCTGACATGAGCCGGCCGCTGAAGCCCTTCATCTTCCAGAAGCGCCGCGACTACAGTTTCACGACCAAGGAAGACGCCAAGACCTCCGACTTGGTCTTCATGCGCGACGAATATGTCTATGGCGTCGACGCCCGCGTTTCTGCCGGCTACGGCTTCTGGCAGATGGCCTTCGGTTCGAAGGACACGCTCAACGCGGCCAACCTGAAGGCGGCATACACCGCGATGCGCGACTTCACGGACGATGAAGGCCGCAAACTCGGCATCAATCCGACCCATCTCATCGTCGGTAATGGCAACCTGTTCGCCGCTCGCGACCTGCTTCTCTCCGAGCAGATCGGCGGCACGACGAACACGGTCCGCAACCTCGTGAAGATCCAGGAAGCGCCTTACCTCAACTGATCCGGAGGGGGTGCGTACTTGCCCCCGAAGCCGCCAGCCACTCCTCCTCCCTCGGCTGGCGGTTTTCCGAGAGCAGCTCCACGCTGCTTTCCGAAAACCGCAAGGAGGTATCCCCGATGGCCAAGACGCCAACCAAAGCAAAGCTTCTGCCTGACGCCAACGACATCGCCGGCCAGATGATGATCGCCGAGCGGGTTTTGATCGTCAGTGCCCCGGCCGGTCCGCGCCGCCGCGCCAATATTTCTTTCGGCTCGGAGCCGATCGAGTTGCGGCTTGCAGATCTTGGCGACGATCCTGAAGCCACGCTTGAGCAGCTTCGCGCCGACCCGTTCTTGAAAATCGATGGCCGTTTCGAAGAGCGCCCGGCCGAACCGGCGGATTTGCCGGCCGGAGAGCCGGCCCCCGCCACCTAAATACGTGCCGGGAGCGCCGCGATGGGAACTGCGGCCCGGTTCAATCCGCCGGGCCAGTCCATCCCGAAGCCCATCGGTGGACGAGAGCGCGCTGGACGCGGCTCCATCGACAACAGCGGCACTTGAATACCCGAGGAGGTCTGGTCCCGCTCGCGAGGCGGTCAGCACCCATTGATCGGCAGTCAGATGCCGTAGGGGACGTTCGAACGTAGGGGCTAAGCCCGCCTCCGCCCTTTTCTTGGAAGAGACGATGACCGAACACAAGGGACTGCCAGTCGAGGGATACAAGGCGCAGCCGGAGCACAAGGTGCAGGCTGTCAACCTCAACAAACGCGATGAAGAACGTGTTTTGCGGGTGCTCGACGAGCTTTCGAAGGCGCCTGACGTCGATCAGCGCTGGCTGGCCATCGGCCGCGCGCACATCGAGCAGGGTTACATGGCGATCAATCGCGCCATCTTTCGCCCCTCGCGGATTTCGCTTCCTGAAGACGGAGCGATGCTGTGACCGTCTACGCCACCATCGCCGATCTTGCTGCCCGCTATCCGGCCGAGCTGACCTTGCTCGCCGCCAACGAGGATACCGGTCTGCGCGACGATGTCCGTATCGGCCACGCCCTTTCCGACAGCTCGATCGAGATCCGCGCCATCCTCGCCGCCCGCTATTCGCCGGCCGAGCTGGCCTCACTCGATGAGCCGTCGCTTGATGTGCTGCGCGTCTATTGCGGCGACATGGCACTCTATCGTGTTGCTCTTTCCTTCAGCCGCTCCACCGATGCCATCAAGGAGCGCTACGACCAGGCCGTCAAACGGCTTGAGGCAATCGCCGCCGGCAAGGGCGCTTTGACCACGACGGGGAGTGGGCAAGGTTCCGCCGGCGGCGAAGGCCTGCCCGACGGCGTCGGCCAGAATGAGGTGATCGTCACGGCTCCGGATCGCGTCTTCACACGGGAACGGTTGGGCCGGATATGAGCGGGATCTCGATCGTCGTCGACAGCTCCGAATTTGGAGACGTGTTCCGCAAGCTCCGGCCGCTGCTTGATTTTGAGGCGGAAGAGCTGATGAGCGCGATCGGCGCGCTGGGTGAAAGCCAGACGCGGCGGCGCATCGAGGAGGAAAAGACCTCGCCGGATGGTGCGGCTTGGAAGCCGAACAATGCCGGCACCTCCATCCTGGTCGATAGCGGCCAGCACCTTCTTTATTCCATCGCCTGGCGGGCCGACGCCTCCGAAGCCGAGTGGGGCTCGACCTGGGAATATGCCCATGTCCACCAGGACGGCATGACGATCATTCCGAAAAACGCCAAGGCACTTGTCTTTGAAATGGGCGGCAAGACAATCCGCGCGAAGTCGGTCACCATTCCCGCACGACCGTTCGTCGGCCTGTCTGCCGAAAACCGGCAAGAGATCGTCGATCTCGTCACCGACATGTTCGGAGCGCTGCAATGAGCACACTCGTAATCATGCTGATGGTCGTGCTTTGCATGGGCGCTCTCATGCTCCTTTTAAGTGGGAGTTGGTGGTGACTACTCCTGCGACCCTTTCCCAGCTCATCGAGGCCGACCCGATCGCTCCGGTACAGCGTGCGATCGTGGCCAGCCTCAAGACGCTGATGCCCGGTATCTCGATAATGCTCCATCCGGGCAAGGTCGATATCTCGGAGCTGATCGCCAAGACCGTCGTCAAGGCGCCCGGTGTCGGTATCGGCTGGACCAAGGCCAAGCGCGCCGGTATCAGCGACGGGCATTATAATGTCACCGTCGACTGGATCGCCTATGTCGTCGCCGAAGCTCATGTCGTTGACGCCAAGCGCGTCGAAAAAGAGGTGGTCGGGCTCGCGATCGGCGCTGGCCTCCTGAAGATCCTATCCGACGATACCGCCTGGACGTGGGGCCGTGCCGGCGTGATGCCGCCTGATGGCGCGGGCGAGCTGAAGCCGCTGTTCACGATTGCCGATGCAGCACAGGGCACGGCCTATTATGCGGTCACCTGGTCACAGACGGTCTTCGCCCTTGGCCAGACGCATTTCCCGACCGTCAAGGGCACCGTCGATCTCGAGCATGCCGCCATCAACTATCCGACCGCCGGGGAGCTGGCGGAGATGGACACCTGGCTCGCCCGCGATCCGGAGGATGTCGATGCGTAGCTACACCGCAACCGAGATACGCCGTGTCCGCGAGCAGCTCGACCAGGTCAACCGGCGCCTGGCGCTGATGTCCCTGCCAGGCAAGGCCGGTCATTTCGAGCCGGACAAGCGCCTGCTACGGCTGACACTCGGCAAGACGAAGGACGGCAAAGATATCCTCGGCCCGAAGGTGCGCTGGCAGGAAGCCACCGCCGGCGGAATGAAGATCCATTCGCAGCCCGCGGAAAACGAACAGATGATCCTGGCGAGCCAGTCGGGCACCGTCGGGCAGGCCTCGATCGCCATGCCTGCAACCTATGACCAGGATCACGCGGCGCCGTCGCAATCGACCGATACCGCCGTCTTCGACCGCGGCGGCCGCATCGAACTCAGCGCCGGCGGCATCCGGATCATCGGCAGAGTGACGATCGAGGGCGACGGCGTCACGCACAACGGGAAGAACATCGGTGACACGCACGAGCACACCGGGGTCATTCCCGGCGCTGCCAACACCGGCCCGCCGGCCGGTTGAGAGGAGAGATCATGGCGAAAACAACCACCAAAGCCACCGCGGCCGAGCTGCAGGCGACAGACGGCGCTGCCGATTACGAGATCACCGAACTTGCGCCGCCGCGCATCGCCGGTCGCCGGATTGCCGAAGGCCAGACGGACATCCGCCTGACCGAGGAGGAGGCTCGCGCCGAACTGCTCGCCGGTCACATCCGGCCCAAAGGCATGCCGCGCCGGCAGCGCAAGGCGGATGAGCCACAGCAAGGCACCGCGGCTTTGAACGCGGATTAACACGGCTTCGAAGGGGCTTTGAAACAATGGCAGGCGTCATTCGGTACAGGCGGGGCATCAACGCGACGAACGGCAAGCCGCTCGTCGGCGCGGCCCATCTTGCGCAGTCGCTGCACAAGATCTGGATGACCAGGCTCGAACAGATGCCGATGCTTCTGGCGCTCGGGTCAAACCTCTATGGCCTTCTCGGCGAGGACGTGACGCCTGCGATCGCGCTGGCGATTTATAACGAACTTGTGGCGTCAGCGGCCCGCTGGGAGCCGGAATATGCCATTACGCAGCTGCAACTTGTCCACGTCACCCAGGACGGCTCTCTCGGCCTGCAGCATTCCGGCCTTTACTATCCGGAGGGCCGCTACGGCAATTACGATCTTTCGCAGCCGTTCTCCGCCTTGCGGCAAGGGTTCGGGAGGATCGCGGCATGATCCGGTATTCCGCCGTCACCCTCGACCTCTCGCGCTTTCCGCCTCCGCTGGCCCTTCGCGACATGGACTGGGGCCGGATCTATTCCGAGCGGCTCGAAAGACTGAAAGCTGTCCTCGACGCGAAGGGTTTTGACTATTCCGTCGAAATGCTGGTCACGGATACGGCCGGCTGGGTGCAGCATGGCGATGCCGAACGCGAGATGCTGGTCATCGGCGCGGTCAACGACGCGGTGCGCGCCGTCATGCCCGCCTTTGCCATGGATGCGGATCTCGATCATCTTGCACTCCTCTACGGCATCACCCGCCGTGTCATCGGCCATAAGGACGATGGCACGCCGATCCTGGAAGGCAACGACGAGTTTCGCCGCCAGGTGCTTCTGGCACCGGAGGCATTTTCGACGGCTGGCACACCGGGCGGATACATGTTCTGGGCCCTGCGCGCTGACCCTCGCGTCCTCAACGTCGACGTCTGGTCACCGGCGCCCGGCGAGGTGACGGTTGCGGTGCAGTCGCGCGAGGGCGACGGGCTGGCGCCGACGGACCTGGTTGCTGCGGTGCGCGGTCAAC